AATCCACCTCTTGTGTTACCTGCAGGTGAGAACCATGGGAAGAAGTCTCTATCTGTTCTTACCATGCAACCTGCTACATCAGAGGAGCATGGCATGTAGACGAACTTCTTATTGAATCTGTCATACACATACTGGAATCCAGAATCGAATACCACGTATGAGGATGATGTAAGAGGTCCGAAGAATGATAGGACGTTAGTCAACTGAGTTGCAGAGTCTGTGACGTTTACCACAGAACCTCTGTTTGGTGATATCACCGCAACACAGTCCTTTCTTCCTTCTGCTAGTTGTATAAGTTTATTTGCTTTTGCTTGTTCTTCTTCTTTTGATCCAGAACATCCACCTTGTAGTAGGAATCTGATGTCACTATCAACAGGGTCTGAGAACTTATCGTATGATGTAAGAATGTCACCTAGTGGTGCGTTGTAAACACCAACTCCTGTGTAGTCAAGTCCACCTGTTAGTGAGTAACCTTGGTTACCGATAGAACTGAACTTGATATTCTTAGCATCCTGTCCCCATGATCCTTCAGCAGCAGTAATGGATGTAAATCCAGTTATACCGCCTGGTAACACGAGTGTACCGTGATGTGAATCGTCTGCGTTAGTTACGTGAGCACCAGAGAATATGTACTCTGAATTGTTTGCTAGGAAATCTTTGTAGTATACTGACTCGTTACCAGATGCTACTCCATCTTTTGCTTTGGATAAGTTTGCAAACTTTTCCAAAACTGATCCGACATCCCCAGTGACTCCACCGCCAGCGTCAATAACAACAATGTGGAGAGCATCATTTGCTCCGTCTCTTCTGGTAACATAATTATTTGTTTTTGGTTTGTTGAGAACTGCTCTCCATTTGAGAGTAGTAAAGTCTGAACCACCGTCTGCCACACTTGTAAGTATGTTTTGTTCGTTGTACCAATCAACAGATGTGATTGTCGAACTCTTACCTACAGTTGTTCCTGAGTTGTTCACGATGTTGAGCATCGTGCCTGTCTTGAACTCAAACTGTGAGTTTTGCTGATAGTCAACTAATGTTTCTGAACCACCGATGACTGTGCTTACAACCTTGACATCAATAGTTGTTGCTGTTTTACCAGTAACTACACCCTTTAGGATACCTGTTGCTGCAGCAGTTGTACCAACTCCAACAGTAACTCCTGTTAGTGCCTGTGTTACACCGAATCCGACCTTAGTGGCAGCGATTGTACCTGTCTCTAATGTTGGTGTTATGGTTTGGTCAGCAGCGTTATCAATGATTGCTACCTTGATGTTCTCTGACCAGTTACCTGGGTTTTTAGCAGCGAAATACCAGTTGGTATCATCTGCTTGATTATTATTGTAATCCTCTAATCCTTCTAAGAGAAGAGTAGTGTTTGCCAAACCAACAGCAGCGTTTGCTGTGTTTAGGTCACCACCGACGCATCTTACTATGTCTAACTTACCACCATATGATAAGAAATTGGATGCTGCATACCACGTTTCGTAGTGATAATCTGTGGTACCCACTCCTGGTTTACCAAATATTTCAACTAATTCATTCTCATTATTTACTCTAGTAATTTCGTTACAAGGTCCCTTTGCAAAAGGGGCAGCCAAACCTCCAACAACGTTGAGTGTAAAGTCTACTCCACCTCTTGTAAGGTCAACTTCCCTAACCGAAATACCTGGAGATGCTAATCTAAGTGCCATTCTAACTCCCTTTTGGGTCCTACTTTTAGACTGAAATTATTTATAAAAATCAGTGTCTATCCGCACAATTCATAAGAATCGTTCTCCCTCACTGACTGCCTTATACCTGTTTCTTTTTCATCGACATAATCTTTTGATGGTTTCAATGACTGTAATTCATCAGTCCACCACCTACATGAAATGATTTTATCAAACTCAATATTTCTTGCCTCTGCGTCTGCTCTGCATGACTCTGTGTCATTCTCATTGTAATTGAATACCACATAATTCCAAGTTGTTTTGATTCCCATAGCAGCACACCTTATCATCATATTGTATAAGAATTTTCCGTCTTGATTTTTTCTATATTTGTGACTGTCCTCAGGTTTGCCATCTATACCAAACACCCATCTCACATTATATCCCTTAGAAATGTTGAATGCTTTGGTGAACCACTTACTTGGTCTTATTGTTGCTGCTACATGTACAATGGTCTCAACATCTTTATCCACACACATTTGTAGTAAGTCATGAAACTTAGGATGTAATGTTGGATCTGATATAGTACCACAAAAAGATATCTCCTCAAAATAATCTGTTATCTTATCCATCTCTTCAAGTGTTATAGGTCTACCTGGCACAGGACCTACAATATCCTCAAATCCATTCAACCCATCTACAAATCTTTGCCTAGCACAACCAGGACATTTGAGTGAGCAGTGATTTGTAGCATCTAAATTGATTCCACGAAATCTAACCACAATACCTATGACAAATAAGAGGAAGAGAATCATCATGCCTCTCCACCTTATCTATGAAACCTTTCCACTCATCAGAGTCCAGCACCTCTTGAACTGTATTATCCTTGAGGTTGAATTTATCTTGTAATAACTCTGGTATGTATTTCTTGTTCTGATTATCATACCAACAGCATGGTAGTAAGTGACCTGTAGCAGACCATGCTAGATAGCCACCGTGTTCAAGACACTTGGGTTTCATATGTGGTACTCCCACATGAATGACCTATCACCATACTCATCTGCTTTCTTCCATCTCTCACCATCACTATCAGTGAGATCATCATCTTCTAAACCATCAAGCACAAAACCAAATGGTGCCATGTCTTGTTCTATAGCATTCTTCTGCTCTTCGTATATACGTTTCCTTACATCCTGATCTGTCATCTCTTTGAAATAGTCCTGTGCTACCAACCACGAGAATATAACAAGACACATAGCAAGGTCATCATTACACCCTTCCTCTGCCTCGAATGATTGTTTCTTTTGTATGAATGTAGTCAATTCAGATATGATATTATAATCACAGAATATAAGTTTGTCCTCCTCTATCAGTGTTTTCAGGTTGGAGCAACCCACCTTCTTTGTGGTTGTACTCATCTTGACACCAAGTTGTGTCTTGACACCAGAGAATCCTGACCCCACTATCTGACCTGCTCTACCACGCATGGCAACCATGAGTAGGTTCTCATACTCAAGGTCATAGAATAGTATGGATGCTACTTGATCACCAATATCATTTACCTCACACAACACGTATGCATTGTTATACGCTGTTGCTACATCATGTATGATAGATGGAAACAACATAGGTTTGACCTCGTTGTCTCTGTACGTAGCGACTATCTTGTATGGGAACTCTGTGATGTCAGCAACTATGAAAGCACTATAATCCTTTGATATACCTCTTGCTACGTCCACTGTCACGATATAATCTCGTTTCTCAAATGGTCTCTCGTACACAGAGAGTTTACCGTTCTGTTCTATAGGTTGTTCATATACCAGTGACTTGAGTTTTGCAGCAGAGATAAGAGTGTCAACAGATCCTAAGAACTCACACTCGAACTCAATAGCAAACTGTTGCTTGCTAGTGTTCTTGATAGTCTGTTCTTTCCACTTAGCATCTCTACCTGGTACTTCAGACCAGTGAACCTCAGTGGGACAATACTCGTTCTGCCCACGCTCCGCATCATGCCACATTCGGTAGAAGTGGTTCATACCATGTGGAGTGGATACTATTATAACCTTCGTAGATTTACCAGAAGATATAGTAGGATACACAGATGCAAAGAAGTCATCTGCTAGGTGGTTTTGTACGAATGCGAATTCGTCTAAGAATATTATGTTGAATGACATACCTCGAACTGCAGATGCCGAGGTACTTGCTGCTATTATTTTTGATCCGTTTTCGAGTTCCATGGATCCTTTGTTCCATGCGATGATGCCTTGCTGCATCCACCTCGGCAGGTTTTCATACGCCAATTGTAGTCGTCCGAGGAGATCTCTAGCAGTCGCTGCTTTGTTAGCGAGGATTCCGATGTTAACATTATCGTTGAAGATAGCGTAATGGAGTAAGTATGATACCACAGTCGTAGACTTTCCAGTCTGTCGTGGCATTTTACAAATATTAAATCTATGCTTATGAAAATTCTTTATAAGTTTCTTCTGAAACTTGTACATGTTGAAATGAACTAGACCCTCATCCACGTTCACTATTCGTATGTGCTTCTCTGTGAAGTATACTGGGTCTGCCTTACACTTGAGGAACTCCTTTACATGTTCCTCAGTGAATTCTTGTTGTGTATTTGCTTTTTTTAGATTAGGATTACCAAGATAAATGTCACTCATAAAATCATAATTTGTTTAGATAATCCTTGAATGTAATTTTAGATTCTTTGCTGAATGATGATGTTCCAAAAGCACCTGACGCAGAACCCACAGCACTCTTTGTTTTTCTACGTACAGTATCAGCAACGTCACCTGCAACTTGAGCTGTTTTCTTTGTTACGTCACCAGTTGTTTGTAAGTTTTTCTTTATACCTTCTTTCTTCTTCTTTGTAACTTTATCAATTGCCTTGAGTTTTCTCTCACCTCTTTTTGTCCTGTCGTCACTAGGACCGTCTGGTTTGGTCTGTGACATATCAGGTCTGCTTGCCTGATCTTTTTTTATTTGTTTATGTGTTGCTCTATCTTTATCATAAAGATCTCTATTGAACTCACCAGTCTTAGGATCTTTATACTTAGGGTTTTTGACGTTTGGACGTTTGAATTTTAGGTTTTTAGAAGCAGGTTTAGTTACTTTTGCTGTACCCTTTGCTGCATCACCTGTTGCCTTTGCACCAGTCTTTGCTGCTTTGGCACCTGCCTTCGCTGCTACTTTACTACCTTTAGCTGCTGCTTTACCACCTACTGCTGCTGCTTTTGCTGCTGCTTTTCCAGCGACTGCAACACCTTTTGCTATACCAGCGACTACTGGAGCTACTTCTTTTACGTTTTCCATGTGTTTATTTAGACTGCCCCATTTGCTTCAACATCTTCTGTAGATCAGAAGTGCTACCCACAAACATGGCGTTGGTTACATTCTTAGGTCCTGATTTGTCTTCTTCAAGATCTTTCATTTTTTTCTGTAGATCAACTAACTTATCAGTTGTGTCTGCAACGTGCTTGATCAACTGACCTGCCACTTCATATGCTCTAGGATGTTGTGAATCCTGACAAACATCAAGTATACCGTTGACTGCCTCTTGTCCTTTCTCTACAAGATTATATAATTGTGCACGACTATATTCATAATCCTTTGTAGGATCATCTTGGTCACTAGACTTTTGACTTAGTTTTTTCTTTTCACGAACTATCTCAGACTTCACATCTAGTGCCTTATCAATAGCATCATAAGAGTTTGACATTTTGTTCCAAATAATGACGGGCAAATATTCGGAGTATTCGGGGTATTTTTAATTATTTAGATATCAGTACCTTGAACTGTACTATACTCTAGTCCATCAGCATCAAAGAATGACTTGCTTTCTGTAAATCCAAACTCGTCTCCCACCTCTATGAGTGCATTGTCTTGAGCATCAACTTGATTTATAGTGGCACCTGAGTAATGCTCTGCTAACTTACTACCAAACTGTGCTCTTTGTACCAGTAGATTAGTGCCATTTATTTCTCTGATCCTCATGACTTCAGAGTCAATTTGGATATATGTATTAGTAGATAATGATGCAGCAGATGATACTGAGATGAGAGTTTGTTTTGTAGTCAACTCAGCAGTGATAGTTGTTGCAGTGTCACTATTATAATCTTTGACTGCTTGTGGCACCACAGTATATCTTTGTGCTCTTGGTGCTCTGATAGCAGTAGAGTAATCGATTTGTACCTTCTTGATAATACCAGACTCGTCTGTTGGTATCTCGGAGTAGAAATATGTTTTTGCTATAAAATCAAGATCGTATTGTATGAATCTCCTTGTAGAGAAATCACCCTCATACTCATCAACAAAAGATACATTTGCTAATGTGAAAGGTATATCTCTTTTTTCCTCTACACCCTCTAGCATATTTACAGTAACGTTATATGATGGTTGAAAGTGTGGTAATATTTGTTCTACTATTTGTAAAGCATCGTCTTGCTGTTTTGTTGCAAAACTGAGTCTAAATCCTATCTCGTAGGGCACTGGTAAAAATATTTTTTTGTGTTTAGTTTTATCTGACCCCTTACCTGTAAATTTAGTTATTGGTGATGACTTACGACTTGGATCATAAGCATATGATGTAATCTCAAATGAAATTCTTGGTAAACTTATAGCAACATTATCATCAAAGTTTGCTTGTTGTTCTATCCTTGCAAGAAATCTTTGCATAGGTCCGTAAGCAACAGGCACTTTGATCTGACTTATTGCTTTACCATCAGCAGCATATTTCTTAATTTTTATATTGTTGAACAATGTACCGAAAGCAATAACTGTCTTTCTTA